TCCAGATGGCGGCAGTGTCGATGGCTGCCACTGACTGTGCCGAAATCAACCCGCACCCGCTACCGGCCTTCTCAAACCCATAAACGAACGGAGGTCCAACATACTGAGCCGTGTGTACGTCAACGTCAGTAAACAGTAAGTTCACACCCTTGACGCGCTTACCGGCCAGCAAAGTGCCTACTGTGGCCAGCTCGTAGTCACCCGCCAAATTGTCTATGGCGGCAGTCCACACCGTGTTATCTTCCTGATCGCACCAGGCTACCTTTCGCGGGTTACCGCCAGCGCCCAAAGCAAACATGATCCGGTCAGCAGTGACCATCACCGCCTTGTTGCTTGTCGGTGCGTTGGTGATAACCGCTGCCAGCGTGGGCGTTGCAAACCCTAATTGCCACTCGTACAGTTTGCCGTCTGCATTTGAGCAAGCGATCAGGTACTCACCCCAGGTATCCATCGACCAGGTTGTCGCGCTCACTATGTCACCCAAGTCAGGACGCTGGACGCCATACGCAAAGTCTCCGTAGGTGCTGTACCCGTAGCCGGTGTAAGACGTAGCGTCAGCAATGCCTGCGGTAAACCCTGTGGGCGTGATCTCTTTGAGAGTTCCTGACTCGCTCATCACATAAAGTTTAGTGTGCGTACCGGCTGCAATCCAACGGTCATTGCTGTTATCACGCCAGGTAATCAATCCCCTGCACTTGCCACTCATCGCCGTCTGCGCAGTGACCCGCTTACGCCACCCGTTAACAGGGCGCAGCGTGTTCTCGTACCAGCGCACCAAGTTAGCGTCGAACCAGCGCCCAGATGATTGGTACTCGGTCCCGTTACGGTAGATGCCTGGTGGTATTTTTAGGGGTATGTACATGACGTTCTCACAATGTGTTTGACACAAATTGCATTGTCGCAATCAGCGACGCGGTAGATGGGTAGTTGGACGCCGCAGCGTATGCCTGGATGCTGACTGTGGTGCTATCAGTCTCCCACCAAAGCTCAATGTAGTCATTGGCAGCAAGGGACAAAAAGTAGTTCCATCCAACTATCGTGTGGCCATTAACAGCGCCATGCTTAGATGGTATCCCAACAAATCCAGTAGAACCAACAAGGTTTGTCCCATTCTTCTTAATCCAAACTCTTACATCATGGTCCTGGCTGTCTGTATTCTCAAACTGCCCAGACCATTGAAGGTTGTAGATACCGGAGTCGGTGACCGTGATGCGCGAGTTGCTGGCCACCGTAATACCATTGGTGTAATCAGTCGTGTTAAACGTCATCGCGTACGCGGTATTGATAACCGCTGCCGTCTGGTCTGCCGTACTCTGAAAGGCTCCATAGGGGGCGTTGATGTACCGGCTGCCCTTGACGCCAAACAAAGCGCCAAGCACCGAAGTCACTTTCCTGAAGTAAACATTGAGCGCGCCATTGGACTCGTTGAAGTTGCGGCGCTCGTACTCCTCTGGTGGATACCCCAGGTTTGGCGGTGTCGGAGTCTCAAGTTTTTGCTGGACGGCCATAGTTTTATTGTGCCACCATTAGGATAAGAATAGGACGCGCTCATCCTTGCGCCGGTTCTGCAAACCCTTTAAAGGTTTTCCTCCAGCCATGCAATACTTTAAGAACTCCTCCGCAGCGCCTTCCATATCCCCGCGCAAAACCTTCTGACGGAGGGTTGATCGCTGTAGTGTTCCCAGACCACAGTTGAAGCTAAAAGAACACAGGCCATCAAACTGGCCTTGGGTAAGACTAACAGGAACCAAAGACTCCACACCGCGCTCAAAACGCTGTAAATCGCTTGCAAGTATTCCATTGACTTCCTCCATAGACCATAAACGATCATCCTCTTGGCGTAATGCAAACCCATCACGTTCTTCTAGCTTTAGCCTGCCCTGCTCTGGGTACATTACATGGCCAATTCCAATTGTCCAAAGTCGGGCCGGACAGCGATAAGGACGCTGCCTCGTTCCCTCGTGGTGCTTAATTACACCAAGTGCTTTGTCTGAGACTTTCATTTTCCAAATGCTCGGCCACCAAAATGAAATGCTACGATAGATGCGAACAGCGCCTGGGTATTGCTATCCCACAGCTTCTCAGCCAATTGTGGAAACTCTATGCCTCGGTTGTAGCCATAGATAAACAGACCAACATCTACGAAACACAGCAGTAAGAAAAATCCCATAGTGATAAAACTGCGCGTACCAGCACGCAAGTCCTTTATCCACTGTGACGTTCCCTCGTTCAGACTCTCATCATGCTTGTAGATGGCGTTCATCTCAGACACTTGCGCGTTGACTAGGTTCTCGTTAGCCTTGGCAGTTGTCTCTAACTCTAGCTGGGCGCTGTGTATCTGCTCCACCCGTTCCTGCGCCTCAAAGCCTGCTTTACGCAGCTCTAGCTCGCGCTCTATCTGCAACTGCGCTAGTGCCAGCTCGTGCTTCTTATCGTTGCGGTCTTGGAAGAAGTCCAGCAGTTTGGGCAAGCCGCCCATTAGGAATGAGATCAGGGTTGAGAGGATAGTTAGCATGATCAACCTTTCAATTCAAAACTTAAATTTGCATGACGGGGGTATTGCACAACACGCTCCCCTTCAGGGCATTTGTATTTAATCGTTGCCAGCAAAGTTGCTTTTCCACTGGCAATCTTTTCTTTTCTCACCATCGTGAGTTCGTATGTAAACGTGTCAATCTCTGGGCCTGCCGGGCCGCTGAACTTGCTTGCGGTGGTGGTCGCCTCATGCACCATACTAGCCGCATCACGAATGCTTGGCGTAAAACTCTCAACAGAACAATCGTCTCGTTTTTTTATTCTTGCAACCGTGACAGTAATGGGCTTTCCAGCATCTGCCACAATTTTAAAATTCTCTGGAGACCATTCAATAATTGCTCGGTCAAAAAAACCAAACTTGTCGGCAAGCGTGTAACTGCCACCTAGCGCGGCAACGCTTGCGGCAACTGCTCCGATTGCTTTGGTAAGGTCAATCATTTATTTCTCCATCAAAAGGGTTAACCACCAAAAAAGAAACACTAGCAATAAGAGCATTAGGGCACCGGCCAACAGCCAGGTCAGCAATTCATCTATATCGTCCTTGCGTTTCTTGGCGTGTTTCTTAGCCAATATTTCTTCAACCTTGCGCTTTTGGATAATCCTATTGCGCTCAATCATCAACTGCTGCCAAAGGTCAGCATTGCCCGACATCACCATGTAGTTGTTCAATTCCCTTTCAGCATCTGCAAGTATTTTGGCTTGCATCACTATCTCAAACGCCTGCGCTGTATCCGACTTTGCAAAACTAGACTTGGGCTTGGACGCTTCCTTTTGTACAACATCTTTGGCCTCAAAAAACTTCATCAGGTCGCCTGATACGGCCTGGATGTCCTTACCCATCTTAATTGCTGCTTGTACCCCTTTGATGGCAGCCTGGGCAGTGGCAAAGGCTGTGATGGGGTCTATCATTGCTCAACCTTTTTCCACTCCAGACAATAAACCCTGCGCTCAAAAACGTCACCCGTCCATGCCCACCTAACGCAAACAAACTTTGCGGGGATGGTGATTAAAACAATAGCAATAACCCATTTCAATTTTTACCAAACCAATGACTTACATACCCAATCACGCTACCAAAAGCAGAGACGGCCACCATGCCCATCCAGAAGCCTCCCTTGCTTTGATTCGCCATCTCCACTAGCTTATCAATTGAAGTTTCCATCTTGTCGATCTTGGCAGACATCTCGTCGAACCGGCGCTCGTAGTCCTGCACCTTCTGGTACAAAGCCCCATATTTCACAGGATCAATTTCGGGGGAGTTCATTACCAAGGCAACTCTGTATTTGCTGGGCTGACAGGCGGTGTAATCATGCTGTCAATTTGTCCCTGCACACACTGCTGTGCGCTTGTGATAGCCGACTCAGGAATCCAACCAATGACGATTGCTTCAGTCAGGCTGGCGTAGGGGATGAATGCACCCTCTTGGTCAGCAGAGTTGAACTGCGTGTTGCCACCAATAGAGGCGGTGTTAGTGCCGTCTACGCCAGTGACTTCCCACAAAGCATTGACCACATAGTTAGGGTCAGGCTGTTGCAGGGTGTACATCGCTGTGATAGTGGTGGTGAAAGTCGTTGCCATATTAGGCTCCTTGTGATTCAAGTTGTGCTTGATAAGCCGCAATCACTTCAGCAGTCCAGACTGTATTGCAGATTGCAACAACATTAGCTGGAACACCTGTCAGGTCTTGTGCAGGTGTGAGGCTTGAACGATGGTAGGTTTGGCTGATTTGATTGCCATCTTCCATGA